CGCGTTCAGACGCTATTGTGCCAGCTTTATAGAGTGCTTTGCTCTTATTGCCGTAAATATCTTTCTTACCTGATGGCATTTACTTACCCTTCTTAGCTGGTTTTTTAGCGGTTTTGGCGCTTTCTCTGAAAGCCTTGGCTGTGGGGGCGCCCTTGGTACCCGGTTTACGCATTTTTTCGCCTGATCCAGCGGCGATGCGGGCTTTTTTAGCATGGATGTTGGCATATAGACCGGGTTTCATGGGCATTTCCACCTTTTCAAACTAGCTTTGGCACGTTCGCCGTTTTTTGCCTTGGCTGCAACAGCCCCCATGCGGGCGCAGAACGACGCTTTGCGTCCTGCGTCAGCCTTTGTCTTCGGGTTGGGTGCTGGCGCCTTCAATTTGCTGCCTGTTGCAGCGTTATATTTCGCTCTACCAGCGGCAGTCAGGCCCGCACCCTTCGACACAGGCAATTTCTCGCCACGGCCTACGGACAACGACACAGATTTTTTCTTGTCTGCCATTAACTGCCCATCCAGCTTGTAGATACTCCGGCGGGAGAATACCCGCTTGACGAGCGTCTGTCAACGCGTCCTTGTCGAAAATCCTGTGACGCTACAGGAAAGGCAAATGTGACCGCTATGGCGTCTGCTGCGTCAGGCGACGCCAGCCCGCGTGACTTCATATCTTTCTTGCTTTCGAGGAACAGCGTTCCTTTACTATCCGGCTTAGTGCGCGGGCTGATGAGGTCTGTTTTCAGGAACCTGTCGTTGGGGATGTGCGCTGTCTTGAGCCAATCTCGCATGGCGCCCCACATCTCTGCGCGCTTGTTACCCCACATGATTTGGTTTTTGGCCTTATTGCCGAAGTTCACGCCGCGTATCTTGTACCGCTGTTCCTTCAGCCGGTCCACGACGCCGGCGCCTAGACCGCCTTCGTCGATGCAGACCAGCGCAGGCTTGAACTGCTCTATGGCGTCGATGACGTAGCCAGCCACTTCCATAGTGTCCGCGCCGCGGTGTCTCCGCAACTCTAGGATGTCACGGCCCTGCCGTATGGCGATGACCGTAGCGTCCGCCCCAAAGCGTGCTGGGTCTACACCTATGACGATGGGCGCGCTGTCATCCTTGATGGGTGGCCGCTTCATGGCGTCATCGACCAGATTGCTGCCGATGAACTGGTCATCACCTTCGCTGGGGAAGTTACCGTAGACTTCGACACTGGCTTGGTAGCTGTCTGGCCCATATTCGTCGATGATGCGCTGATACAGGTTTTTGTCTGTACCCTCGACATCGCGGGCATCAATTACCCGTGTATTCCAAAACGCCCGCTTGCTGTGAAACGTCTCGTAGAAATAGCCTGTGTTGCGCCGCGGGTTGGAGAAGGCCAGATGGAAACGGTGCGGCGTATTCTCAGTGAAAAAACCATCTGATACGGACCAGATGCTGTCAGGTATACCGCTGGCTTCGTCGAAGATCAGCATCACACCGTCGAAGTTGTGGACACCAGCGTAGGCGTCCGGGTTCTCTTCTGACCACAGCCGGCCTTCGACTGACCAGTAGCGCGTGCCTTTCTTCAGGTCGCGCTCGACCAGTTCCGTCAGCCACTTGGCAGGCATGATGCGTGTGGCGGCTATCTCGAACCAGTGACTGTTCAGCGACATCGCCAGCCACTTGGTAATTTCTGCCCATGTCACTGACCGCAACTGCGCTTCAGAGTTTGCCGACACGATGGTGGTCGAGCCGATGCGTGATGACAGCATCCAGATGGTGAGCCATGAGACTAAGGCTGATTTACCGATACCGCGGCCTGACGCAATCGCCATCCGCGCTGTGGCGAAGTCAACCTTGCCGTTGTTCTCTTTGATGTGATCGCGCAAGTCGCCAAGTATTTGGCGTTGCCATTTACGCGGGCCGGGGAAATGTTCCAGCGGTGTGCCTGCTTGGCCCCACGGGAATGTATACAGCACAAATGCTAGGGGGTCATCCTTCAGTGTGGGCGACCACAGCCGCGCCATCAACTCCATCTCGTCTTGCGCTGAATATATCGGCTGCTGCATGTGTGTTATCCTCTAGGCGGGGCGTCACGTCAGTGTACAGCCCCTCGATGACGCGCGACTGTGCTTTTTCCAGCGCGCCTGTAATGCTTATCTGTTGGTCGATGTTCACGTCGATCTGCTGCTTGGCTACCCAGCCGTGCTGATGCTTGAGTATCTCCAGCGCAGCCTTGCTGTCGCCATCACGCGCCGCTTCGTACATGGTCTTAGCCGCGGTGTACTCGCCGTCGCTGCGACCTTTGATCTCAGCCATCTCCACCAGCGGGTCAGCGTCGGCCAGCACGCGGAACTGTCGCGGGGTCAATCCAGCGGCCATCGCCAGACTGTCACCTTTTAGGCCGTAACGCGCAGCGGTGTATATCGCCTCCAGCCGCGACTCGGTGGCCTGCGTGCGCTCAGGTGTAAATGGCAGTGAGTAAAATGTCATTGGGCCGCATACTAATCTACTGGGCGCAGATACGCAACAGGCTTTGATGCACCAACATTTTAAAAAAATAAAAATTGTTTGCGTACCGTGCCCGTGACAGTCACGCGGCGCTCGGCCCCACCACCCCCACCCCCCTGCTCGAAGCGTTCTGGCTTTGTTCTATAGCGTAGATTCTGGGTTGGCCTTTCCCTTTGGGCTGACATTGATGTCAGTAAAAAACATTTTGCTGGCAGAATTAGAGTTTACAATTGTTAACACAATTGGCGGTCTAGGCTATGCGTTCGCAAGTCGGCGATGAGTTGAGTTGCTGCTTTACGTTAACGTAAAGTCTAGGTCATCTAGGCTATCTAGGCTATCGGTTTTCAATCGCCACGAATACAACGCTAACCGTATAGGTTATATTCTATATAGCAATTTTCTTTTTGATAGTGACTACATATCCAATAGCCTAGATCGCCTAGACCAGCCGGTGAAGCGCGGAATTCCGCCGTTTCAAAATAGTCATTTCACGCGATCGCATAGCCTAACAAATGACTATTCCGCCCATGTCCGCAAATAAGTTATACACAGATTTATTTTCACCCTAAAATGCTCGGCAAACATTGGCAAAAGTTAGGCTACCCTCAAACTATCTATATTTTATATGCGCCGATGCATTTTTATGCTTGTAACTACCCTCAAACTATGCGACGGACAATCTGCAACACAATATGGAGCAACACATTATGAACACCGACAACCGCAAGATTGATATTTATTTACTCAACCGCACTCATAAGTGCTGGCAATATGAGTGCAGCACAACATGGTCAAAAACCTGTCGTGATGCCAAGGCGTCATTTTTGCGCCGTCATGACTATCTTGACGCCGGACAAGTCCGCGCTCGTTTCGCATAACATCAATCAATAGGAGTGAGAAACTATGACAGATACTAACCTATACGCGCTGATTGATCCGCGCGACGGCGAAGCGGAAGCCTATGTAGAGGGCCGCGATAAAGCCAAAGAATACGCGCATTTCTTAGAGACAAGCGTAGCACACCCTTATCGCGCATATAATGTGCGCTTTAAGATCGTGCGCGTCAAAGCCGCCTAACACCATATTAGCCGCGCGGCTGACCGTCGCGCGGCATTTATGGCGCTAGTGCCAACGACAGTAAAATAAAGGACAGTAAAATGACTAACGAAACTATTATCACCGTATCGACCGATCTATTGCGTGCTGCGCTGATCTGCGCTTCAACAGAACAAGCCCGCTATTATCTCAATGGCGTTTATGTGGATCCTACAGGCTATGTCGTATCGACCGACGGTCACCGGCTATTCTGTGGCAAGATCGACGTTAGCGATCTGCCCGAATTTAAAGGTTGGGTTATCCCTAGCGACGTTATCAAGCGCGCGCTGACAGGCTATAAAAACAAAACGATCGACATAAGCCCTAATCGTTGCGGCGACATGTCCTGCCAGCCGGTCGACGGATCGTTTCCTGATTGGCGGCGCGTTATTCCGACCGGTGACTTGTCCGGCGAAGTCGCGCAATTTAATCCTGCTTATGTTGCGGACATGGGCAAGATCGGCAAGCTGCTAGGCGGCAAGAGTTCGTTAGAAGCGCATTTGCACCATAACGGACAATCACCGGCTGGCGTTACCTTCCCGCTCTATCCAAGCGCATTTGCTGTGCTGATGCCGATCCGATCAAGCCATACGGCGCCTGATACAGCATGGCAGGACGCGATCGCCGCCTAACACCATATTAGCCGCGCGGCTAATCGTCGCGCGGCATTTATGGCGCTAGTGCCTACAACAGTAAAGGACAGTAAAATGACAACGCAAACATTACACTTGATAGACGAATATCTGACACAAGGCGGCTACACGCCCGGCATCGACGCTGAAACGCTGGAAAGCGAAGCGAACCTAGTTGATGCTGCGCCTAAATTGTTGGCTGCGCTGGAAGCATTTGAATTGTGGGCCGGCGCGCTCGCAAATGCCGGTGAGATGACGCCGGACGCATGGGTTGAGTTGGACAAGGTGCATCACAAAGCCTGCGCTGCGCTTAATCAAGCACAAGGACGCTGACATGATCGCCCACATTATCATCAACGCATTCTTTTGGGGCGTCCTCGCCCTATCAATCTACGCAATCATTAAAACAGTGAGGGAAGCATAACATGAGAAACGACCTAACACCTTTTAGAACAGTCCGCGAATTACTCGTAAACAGCGACTGCGTTCTAATGGGCAACGCCGTAAACACCGAAGGCAAGCTATACGACGATAGCGTTGAGAACCTAACGGCAATCTTAGCGATGCAGGACAGCTACAACGAGATGTTGGCTGCGCTGGAAGCAGTGACCGCTTGCTTGCGCGGCTTTCACGCAGCGGACGATTTTGGGCCGCTAGATGATGAAGCGGTAGATGCTGCACTAGAAGCAATCACAAAAGCAAAAGGAGCATAACATGACACAAGACCGCAACTATTTACGGATGCTATCGGACAGCGAATTAGTCCGCACGGCACTAGACCGCAATCACGAATTGGCAGTCGTGCTGGCAGAGCGCCTTAGCGAACTGCTAAACGTCGAGGCAGAACTAGAGGAAGCTAAAAATCTGATCGACGAACTAAGCCACCGCTGCGACACATGGATGGAAGAGACAGTATCGCTGCAAGCGCAACTAAACGCCAAATGACGGCTTTGTTAGCCGGAGCCGCTCTATTCCTATTAACTTTATTATTAGAGGATTGACCAATGAACCAATATCAAATTGCAATCATTGCGCTGTTAGCCATGCAAGCCGTGACGCTGATTATCCTATGGCGGACGCATTTAGACCGCGAGTGGTTTCGTAACGCATGGCTGCGCGAGGGAGCCGAATTACTAAGCATCAAGCAAAGGCAAGACTGATGGAATACGCCCTACGCAAGCAAATCCTGCACCTTGCCGGATATATCAGTGACCGCAGCGTCATTGCGGCCTACATCAACAACGAACACGGGCTAAACCTGACGCTGCGCGATATTTTGGAAGTGACAGCCGAAAACAAGCGGCAATTTTATTGCCCTGACCATAGGCCCATGACGCCATCGCCGCTAATCGTCACGCACAAGCGGACAGGTTACGACCCGCTGGCCTTGGCGCTGTTCAAATACCATGCAGACCGCACAACAGGCGAGGAGCGCGCATACTGGCTGGCTAGGCCGCTCGATTGGAAACCAAAACCTAAGACAACAGTGGAGCTATAAAATGATCAAAACACAACAAGCCGCCCCTATGGGGCGCAAGCATCGCATATCATCCGACAGCGCATGGCCGCTGCGCGGACTAGATGGCAAGACATTCGCGGAACGCCGTGCGATGCGTGAAAAGGAGCAAAGCAAGTGAGCCGACCAATGACCTATCCAATCGGAACGCTGGAAGTCGGCGAGATCGCCACCATGCCAGCCGCCAACAAGGGCGATGCCAAGCGCATTAGCCGCAACGTGAGCCAATACGGCATCCGTAAAGGCAAAGCCTTCAAGTGCCGCACTGTGGGCGGCGTAACCTTCATAACTAGATGGATGTAAGACAATGACCGACTATGATGATGATGACGAATTGGCACTGCCCGAACGATACATCGAACGCGCAGGGGAAACCTTGGCCTACCGCCTGATGGAATATCTTGAGATGCTTGGTGTGATAGGTAAAGACCATGTAAGCTATCTGCGCTATCCGCCGATTGAATTGATCGAGGACGCAGAAAAAGCATTGAGGGATGAGGAATAAATAAAAAGCCCCCGGCGGAGTGAGGACACCGGGGGCTTAATCAGGTTAGCGGAGCATTGCCAACCCAAGCTGTATATCATCGCCTGATATCAGATGTCAATTCCTGCCTAAGTTTGTCAGTGTTCCCGACTTAGGCAAGTCTTCCGCCATGCGGCGCAACTCTGATTTGGTGTGCTTCTTAACAAGGTCAGGCGCGACAAAGATATGCTTTTTGGTAGGCAATTCGGTTGAACCAACCCGCCCCATGTCAACCCAGCCGGCTTCCTTTAGTGCATGGAGCAGCGCAGCTTGCGGAACCTTCACGCCGGCTGGCACGTTGACCGCCAGTGCGTCACAGATGCGATGGAAAGGCCCACCAATGACGCCATTGGAGAACACGCCCGACCTTGTCCGCATCATGTCCACAAGATAGCTTTCCGCTACGCTCATGCCATGCTCGACCATGTTCAGCTTCCATTCGGTCACTGGCGGCGCAGCCGCAGGGTTGAACGCTGACACATCGCGCTGATGCAGCCAAGCGGCGCACTTCTCATAGCCGCCATTCTGATACCAGCCCCACAGCGCATTGGCTGCGGCTGGCGTCATACGCGGTGCGCGTGTCCACACGCAGAACCAGCGACGGTCTTGTGTCGGCAGCGTGATAGGGAGCGGATCGTTCGTGTAGGCAACGACCATCAGGCGGTTGACCAACTCGTAAGGATGCATACCCTTACGGTTGACCGACAGCGTCTCAGGCGGCGCAGCGATGAGCGGCTTTAGCTTGTTAGCCATAGCACGGCGCTCTCTTGCCTCTGGCTCCTTCAACTCGTTTAGAATGACAACTTCAGCCTCAAGCGAATAGCCCCACTGGCTATCCAACCCGCCAGCCTCAATGACTGACCGATTGCGCCAGTGCTTGCCGCCAAGCGCCCACAAGAACGGCTGGAACATACTGTCCTTACCAGCGCCTTCATCGCCGCCGATCAAAATGGCATGGTTAATCTTGATGTTAGGATGTTGTATCTTGAACGCCATAGCATCAAGGATATGGTCTAACTCGACATCATCTGACACCAGACTGCGGCAATGCTCCAGCCAAGGCTCAACGTCATGGTCTGCAATCTTGTCACTGCCCGACACGTCAGGGCGGGCGTTTGTCCAGCGGTTGCCGTAAACCAACCCGTCACGCGTCACCAGAACGTCATCGCCAGCGGCGAACGTCACAGCCGCCAGCGCAGGGGCGCCGCGGTCTTGCCGGCGCTCGTCAAAGTAAACGGACGCCTGCACGCGCTGCGTCTTCTTGTGGACGGAGCGGCAGTCAATGTGACGGAACAGGGCGTTGAAGACGTTGCGGGCTATCTCCTGACGCGTCACCATGTCGAAATAGCAGTCATCAGACTGTATATAGGCGAAACGCTCGAACCACTCGCTTTGTTCCAGCCGTCCTGCCTCTTTCTTTTCGACCTCACGCACACGCGCTGCGGCCTCATCAGGGAACGCTTCGGTAGGCGCAATCTTGTCATACATCGACGCCAGACGTTCAGCGATTAACTCGTCACGCAAGCCCGGCGTTACCTTGGGGCCACCTTCATTGGCTACCCAATCAAGGAAGGTGCGGCTGTCAAGGTCTTGACAATGCCCATGATAGCAGCAGAACGAACGGTCGAGCGGCTTGTAGCGCGCCTCGATCATGCCGTCGCTGTGTTGCTCATGGTTAGGGCAGACGATGCCGCACCAGCCGTCAGCGTTAGGGTGGCTTAGGACTAGGTTATTGTCCGCAAGCCATGTCAGGACGTTGTCAAGCCCATTGTCGCGCAACTGCACCGCTTTATATTCGGCTGTGTCGCCTTCGGCTGGCGTGACACCCAGCACCTCACAGATTTGCTCCAGCGTGTATTCGCGGTTGGGGTGGAACTCGACCAGCCGCGCAGGAAAGTTATTGCGTCCGCGCTTCAGATTGACGCTGCCGGGGATGCGGCAGTTGCGGACGGCGTTAGTCGCGCCGGGATCAGTGTAGCCCGCGTCCGCGATAGCCTTGATGGCCGCGCAGAAATCGCCCTTGCGCGGCTGTTCGCTGAACGCGTAGCCCCACTGGAACGAACCTTCGCTGGTTTCCAGTATCCATGTCG